TGGCAGAAATCTTGACTTGTCTGGCCGCGGCATTGATAGCACTATTTAACTGCCGATGGCCTTCATAATCAAACAGTTTTAAGGCTTGTTCGAGGTCTTTAACCCCTTCGAGCCTTATAGCTGCTACCACTTTGTTTATGCCTTTCCTCCAAGGCTCCTTTGAGAGCCTTATACATCCAATAATCCATTTGCAATAACTCGTTGGGACTTATCCCAGTGGCCAGCGCGATCACCGCAACTTCGTAAGTTCTAGTGTCGCGCGTTAGCCATTTGGGTCATCAAAGTCCAACTCCACCAAATCAATGGTGTCCAAGAAACTATCTCCGAACGGTGGCACTTGTTGCACCTTCTTCAAGCATAACCAGGCCAGATAATAAATATGTTCTTGCTTCTCTTCGTTGCGAAGAACTTTGGCAAATCCACCGCCAGCCCATTTCTCGAATTGCACTTCGATTGCAGGAGTGATGGTGTGGCTTGTTACTTGTCCATCCGTTTGAGTTATCTTTAGTTTCATGGTTTCCCCTTCGATTTATTTGTTAGAAAGTACCAGTAATGGTTTTGGTAATCTTGCCTGACACTGGCCAGGTAACCGAAACCGTGGCTAACTCGCCAACATTATATGCTTGCGGCCACTGGGTAATTAGACAACTGAAGCTGTAGAGTGGGTTGCTTGCTGCTACTGCTCCCGATTGTGGTACGACTTTGATTGCAGCCGTAGTACCAATAAGGCCGTTGCCATCTGTTGAACCGTTGATTGTTTGGTTTACAGCGGAAGCCGCAAAATCAGCATTGAACTCAACGGAAATGCTTGAGTTCTCTAGGCCAGCGATAAATTCGTGCCCAGTGCTACCCATGCGGGTTACTTCGAGCTGATCAAACTCCTGGCTGATGGTGACACTTGATACATAGGCGCTGAGGTCGGTCGATCCAACCTTGAACTGCACCGTATTCCCTAGGAAGGTTGCCATTATTCTTTTTCCTTTGCTTTCTTGGTGGTTGGTTCAATTAGGCCGGAATCTAGTAGTGCATCGACTGCATCACCTAGTTCTGCTTCATTGATTACTTCGCCTTCGCTGAAACCTTTTCCAACGATGCCGAAATTTTGTTTGGCTTTGTATGACATTTTAACTCCAACTCGTCATGATCTGAAGGGTAACATCCGCGCTCATCAAATCCCCCGAAGGTAGGGTGAATAGTTGGGGTGCGGAAACTGTACGGATAGTTGCACTTGGTTGATTAGTCTTTAACTTGGTAATGCAACTCTGGATAATGTTTTCAAGGTTAATCAATCCCGACTGGTTATCGATAGCCGGTACTGTAAAAGTAAGCCGTAGATTAGCCCGCGGTGCCAGACTTGTCTGGTTATTTGTGATCTCTACGGCAGGATCATCCCAACTGACAATGACGGAATTGGCAATTGGAGCGTTTGGCGGGAAGCTGAAAGTTTGGTAAGTCCTAGGCGAGCCCGTGTCGGCCACGGCTGTTGCAATGGCGGTGCGAAGAGTATTCCAACTCATCCAATCATGCCCCCAACGGCCATGTAAGGCGCTAGTAAGCCTTTTACGCGGCTCAGAAGGCTCATGCCCATTTTATATGGTGCAGGTTGAAAATCGATAGCGGTAGCGCCACCTGAGGGCGCTGTTTTGGCTTGGAAAATATCTACTGCAACGAGGAGTGCGGCCATGCAAATTGCATCGTAATCACTCCAAGTAGTGTTTTCTGGCCCGATGACACGGCCATAAGGATTGACTGGTCGCTTTGTTAAAGTAGTCAATTGTGCATCAGTAAAAGTTATTGAGTATGGCGTAACCTCGGTGACGGTTGCTGAGCCATTGAAATGGGCTCCAACATTTTCGACATTGATCGTTTCGCCTACAACAAAATCATGCGGATAAAGCGTATAAATGGTTCCTTCGGTACCAGTGGCTTCCTTGGCAATTACGGTATGCCAATTGTGCGGTAAAAAAGCATCGATAATGGCATCTGCGCTGTCGCAGATATTTTGCAAATCTGCATCGGCATAAAGGCTTCCCAATCCAAGTGTGGATTTTAATTGAGCCACCGTTACAAATGCCATTATCGCTCCCTCGGGGTGAGAGCGGCTAGGAAGGGGCTAACCGCTCTCGGTCTATAAGTTATTAGGACTTGTTCCAACGGCGGATACCAGCGCCAATCTTTGTTGCAATTGCATAGTACCCATGAAGTGAAACGGTGGTTTGTCCATTGCCAAGAACTTGAACCGAAAGATTGGTTACTGGGCTCTCGTAGTAGGTAATTGCTTCTGGAACGATAACCCACATGCTGTCATCGCCATCGCCAGCACCAACAAATGGATCAACATAAAGATTTAGACCCATGACATTTCCAACGAGTGAAGTGGTTGATGCTGCTCCTGGGGAGTTGCTTGGTGCTGCTGCGGTGAATAGTGGGCGCTTGCTCGAATCTTGGAAGCCCATGATCTTGCCCCACCAAGTTGAGTTAGCAACAATGTTGCGAGCAAATGATCCTGCTGCGCTATAAGCGGCCGCCGACTCGGTTGCAACATAAGCAACAAGTCCATCAATGTCTGCTGCTTGGGCCGTTGCTTGGGTTCCCGAAGTGACAAATTTAGTGAATACCTTCTCATCGGTGAGTTTGCCATAAGCACGGCGAAGTTCGCGCATGAGTTCATTCATGTATTCAGGAGATGAACGCTCAATGAGTTCCCATGAAATGGTTTCGCTCTTTGCTGCCTTCTTGACATCAACAGTAATGTAAGTCGAAGTCATTTCATCGCCAGCAGTTGTATCGCCATCTTCTGCGACTTCGGTAACTGTTGGAGCCTGTGAAATCTTTGGAATTGTGAAGCTAAGTCCCGATGCAGGAAGGACTCCACGAGATACTGCTTCGATGGATGGTCGGCCATCAATGGTATTGGTAATGAACTCAGTAAGGTGCGGAGCTAATGTTAAGCCAGTGTTGTTGGCTGTGTCATCGCTTGCTGCAACCCAAAGAGCTGCCTCATGGTCGCCATGGGCTGCCTTAATCTTGGCTGAGAGATAATCTGCTGAGGTGTTAATTCCTGAGCGTGGTTTGGTGTAGGCAAGCGCAACTGTTGGCTTCGCTGCCTCAACCTGTGGAACTGCTGCTTCGACTGCTGGTGCAGCCTCTACAACTTCTTCCTTTGTTGGTTCAGACATTGGTTCTTCCTTTTCTTCTTCTGTTGGCGTAGCGCTCGCCGCTACTTCCAAAACCCGCGCCTCTGCAAAAGCAGGTTCAGTGACGAGGGAAACTTCTTTTAATTTTGCCGCGGTAACAATTAGGCGGCCTTGTTTGTCGGTTTTGTAATCCACAATGGATGCTCCGACACTTAAACCATTTTTCAAACCTTCGCTGGCCTCAATTAGCGCATCAGTGGCACGAGTGCTGGAACCAAGGCGGAAAGTTGCATAAATTCCATCTGCGGTTGATTCGGCACTTACCATTTTGCCAATTGGTCGGCTCATCTCGTGATCAGTAAGCAATTTAATAGCGCTGGCCTGAATATCACCAAATGCGCCTTCCTTAAATACAACTTCTCCTGCGCTGGTGTAACCAACCTCGTTGAACGGTGCAATTAAACCTGTGATTGTGCGCTTGGCTACATTTGCCGTGATTTCGCGCGGTAGCGAGAAATTAATTTCCATTGGTACTCCTTGGGGCTGGTGATAAATCTTCCATCGCTCTTGCTTCATCCACTGTAAGAATGCCTAGTGGTACAACATCGCGATAAAATGCTGCGCGTTCGGTGGGGTTGCCGCGAAGAAAATCATCTAGGTCAAAACGGACATGCTGGCCGGTAATCGTAATATCATCCATGCTGAGTCTGTTTTCCAACACTGTGATGATATTGCGAAGCGAGAAATCTACAAGGTAACGCTTTTGGCCTTCGGCATTGTTGTAAGTCAATGATCCGCCAGTTTCGGCATCTAAAAGATAAGCCGGAACATTCATCATTTGGGCGACCATTGTTTGCATTGCTTTGCGAGATTCGACCAACTGCAATTGCGTATTGTCAAATTGCATCGGTTGATATTCAAGATTGCTCGTCATGTAGGCAGTTGCACGAGAATTGCGCGCAGACTTGAAACGAGCCAATAAATTCATTACTTGATCTTCTGGCAAGTCCATGCCGGTATTTTTTAACACACCATTAGGCACTGGTTCTTCGGCAGATCGCTTGGCAGCTTGTTCCAAGGCAATGGCAGTTTTGATTGTTGATGCTCCGCGCTTTAATACGCCTTCATCGAGCGCTTGGAAAGTGATTAACGAACCCAAGCCGCTATTTGGCACCAAAGTGCCATCCACTGCATATCCAGTCACCATCGTGCTGGTATTATTGTATTGTGGTGTTACTCGCGTAAAATTAATATAACGAAATGCGGATGGTCTGCCATCTTCCTTGAACACTTCAATAATTTGCCAATATGCAGAACCGTTGAAGATAAGGTCATCAATCGTCCAGGCGATCATTGTTCCGTATGCAGAATTTGGGTCAGGTTGGCGCATCCATCGCGGTTTGGGTATTTCCTCGCCGCGTGAGTTGTAAAGTTCCAATGGAAGTGATGCGAGAGTACCCGCCACGATATTTCGTGCGCGAGCTACCGCCGGAACGGTCATCGCTTCATCGCGGGTTATCAGTGTGTAAGGAACATTGAACGAAGCAACCGCAAATTGGCTGCCATAAACATTGGGGTCGAGTTGAGCGTAAACATCCTGGTACGCAGGAAGCAATTCAGCGTTTTTAACTAAACGCAAAGTGTCTCTAATTCCCATAAGTCACCATAATAACATTATTTCCGACTTTTCGCATATCACACCGCAAAGATTCCTGCAACTTGCGAAGGCTTGACGGCAAAGTGTGTCACCATGGCTAAAGCAATCGCGGCGGTGACATAACCACTGGAATCTCGCCGAACAATGCGCCATCCACCGTCAGCGCCGGATTTTCTGGCGCAAGCATAAATATGGGCTGTCAGAACTTCTTGCCCTGAGTGCCGTAGTCGATTGCTTGACATAGCCGAAAGCAGCTCATCGCACGCTTGGTAGAAGATTGAGCCTGATAAATCCTGCACTGGGATACCGGCGGCCGATAAACGAGCTGCAATGCCGGAAGCGGTGTATTTGTCAAAACCAATGCACTGGCTGTTGAATTTTCGAGCCCAATCGCTTACTGCGGCTGCAATCTTAAGATCATCTACGCTGGAATCCGATTCCCAAGTTTGGATCAGCCCTACAACGATTTCATCTCCCACGCGAGTCGCTCCAACAAGCGAGGCGTGCCTTCTATCGGGCGAAACATCGATTGCAAGGTATTGCGCCTTGCCATCCGGCAATTTGAGGTTCTGATCTAAGCAATTCGCCCAAGCGCCTTCAGGAAATGGGTTTTGTAAAGTTTCGACCCACTGACAAAGGACTTCTGTGCGGAATACCGATTCTGGGTCTTTTAGTCGCGCTTTAATACCATCAACATCAATGGTGTGACCTAGCGCGGGATTCGCGTACCGCCATCCTTGAGGGTCATCGAGTTTGGTTCCATCCGGTGCGCTGTATTCCCAATACCCAATTGTCTCGTCTGAACCTGGGGCTGCAATGGCTTGATAAGCCTGCTGTCTAATTCGATTGAGTATGGTTGAGAACGCATCTCCAGCATTAGAGGCAAGCCAAATCTGGCTATTGGGTCTGGCCATAGTCGTATATACCAGGGCAGAATACGCTTCAGTGTTTTGGAACTCGCGTGCCTCGTCAATGACAACCAAATCCGCAGACATGCCTCTAGCGCCTGAGTTCGGAGCCACAATTTTGTACCGATTTCCCGCCTTGGTAACGATCTCTTCCTGACCGTTTGCTTTTCTAATGTGTTTGATCTGGTCAATGAGAAACTGATTGTTTTCGATGGTGTCGGCAACGAGTCGAAATGTTTCGAGGGCAATATCTCGGTTCTGTGCCGTAGCAATGATGAGCTTATCGTTCCAAAGGAAGAGCCCTGCAAGGATCCGCATCCTAAGTAGGTGACTCTTTCCGTTCTGGCGTGCGATGACGGTACAGCAGCTCTTATGGGCAGGTTTGCCATTAGGCCGAACCTTTGAGGCTTGCAAAATTACATGCTCCTGCCATGGGAGCAAGGGTACTCCAATTTGCTTGGCTAACTCGATTACTTCATTCCCGCGAGAGGGGAAATCCAGTTCGGGCGTTTGTATTCGGGGGAGCAAAAAGCCGGTTAGGTCAGCATCGGTTGTGGCCGGTTCGGTTAGGTTCTGTTCCATGTCCGATTAGTCCGTATCGGGTGTAAAAGGTGATTTATATGTTTTAGAGAGAGAGTCTGG